TACTTGCGAGTGTTTTCTAGCGTAGCAGCCATAACAGACTTCTTGTTGCCTTGCAAGCCTTCAAGAAGAGCAGTTTTGGTGTCCTGCCAGCGGCTTTCTAATAGTTCTGACATCATTATCTCCTTAATTTAATCCAGCAAGACGTTTAATGTCAACAACATTGTTGTCTGTTTCGTCTGCTTTGGTTTGTGTCATAGTTTCTGTACGATTGCCTGTTACCTCTGTGCCTTCTGTAATTACTGCCTTACGCTTTGCTGGAGTATTTCCATCAATAACTGATGGCAAGTACTTGTCGAAAGATTTTTGTAATCTATCTGTTTGTACTGATTCCAGTAAGTCTGTCATAATCTCGCGTTGATCTTTGCTTAATGGCGCAATCAACTCGTTCATAATCTTTTCACGCTTTGCTGTTTCAATTAAACGTTGTTTTTCAACATTCACTGACTCTGCAAGTGTTTTTGCTTTTGATGCAAATGCTTTAGCTTCTGAAAGTTGCTTGTCTTTAGTGTCAATAACTTTTAGAAGTTTAGCTGTTTCACTCTTTTCATTTAGATGTGAACTAGTGTACTCAGCTGCAAATGCTTCAAATATCTTACGACCAAAGTCGTTGCTTCGTGCTGCATCGATATCTTCTTTGAGTGCAGTGATCTCTTTCTTAAGACCAGTAGCAACCATCTCAGATACTGCTGTAGCACTTCTTTCGATAAAGTCTGCTTTGACTTTAGCGAAGTGTGTTTTAGCTTCACGTACTAGACGTACTTTTGTTTCAGCTAAATCTTTTTTATCTTCGTAAAATTCTGCAATTTCATTAGATAGAGCGTCTACTACAAACTCTTCTAGCTTGGCATAGTTTTCAGCCATTGCTACTTTGTCTGCACGTAGTTCTGTAATTTCTTTTTGTAGTTGTTCTACAACGAAACCTTTAAGAAGCTCTGAATTTTCACGCATTGCAATAGCATATTTTGCTTTAGCTTCTGCTAATTGCTTGCGATCTTCTGCAAATTCTGCAATTTCTTCAGATAGGCGCTCGTCAAGCATTGTATCAATAGCTTCTACCATTGTTTGCTTGTCGTGCTCATACTTTTGAGCAAATTCTTCACGAAGTTCAGCTGTCACTGACTGCTTATTCTCGCGAACCTTTGCTTCCCAAGCTTCCTCAATTTGTGCTCTGATCTCTTCTGAAACTACATCGTTTTCGAAAAGTGTTTTCAGTGCATCTATCATTACATTCTCCTAGTTTATTGGAGTTTGTTGATTATATTAATCAACGATTCCTTAAGATACTTTTGTGCCTTGTTATCATTTTTTGTAGCCTGTGCTAATTCGTATGCCTTATATCCGCCACGAGCGTTCATAAGGTGCTCATAGATTGGTGTAGGATATGCACCAGGGGCGCTAGGCTGTGCCACAACGTCCACGGTGATTATTTCAAAATCAGAGACAACATTATTGCCGTCTTCTGATACATTACCAGAGCCCCTAGATGAAACGCCTAGTTTTACTCCGCTTTCAAGCATTGTTTTAACTAATTGTCCCATCGGGGTTGGTAAAATTTTAAGTTTTCCATAACCGTTTGGACCATCCATCCACATATCTGTAATCATATGGCTTACACGGTCTAAGTTAATGTTAAGGCCTTCTGGATGATCAACTTCACCGAGAACACTAAATCCGTTCTTGCATTGATCGTTGAGCGTTTTGACAGCCCTGCCAATTTCATTTACAGGATATACTCTCTGATTGGCGTTGCGGACATCACCTTGTATGCAAATACCTTTCATATAAAGGTCTTTGCCTTCGTTGGCATTTTCAAGCACAATCTGTGCTTGATCAAATGTCAAATGCTCTCGTAAGTTTTCCATTCAGTCTTCCTTACTTTTTATTAGCCGCCAATAGTTGGTTTTTTATTGTCAGCTGTCTCTGGCTTGCCCTTTTTCTCAGCGCCGTGGCCAGGTTGTGACTTCATTGATTTTGAAGCCTTTCCACCAGGAACATTTACGTTACCTGCTGAATCTTCTTTAGCGTTATCTGCTGAGCCACCTTTTTCATCTGCACCTTGTGCAATGTTGCCTGCATCACCGCCCATATCGTTAGCACTTGCAACTACTGACTTAGTGTTTGCACCATTGTCACCCATAGTAGCACTTACTTTTTCAACATACTCGCGCATTTGCTCGCCTGCTGTCTGTGGTTCTTTTGACTCTTCAACTTCATCGTCAGCTGCTTCTTCAACTTCTTCGTCAGTTGCTTCTTCAACTTCATCGTCAGCTGCTTCTTCAACTTCTTCGTCAGTTGCTTCATATGCAAATGCTTCTTCTTCTGGTTCCTCGTCGTCCATATCGTCGCCTTCGTCACCAGCCATCATTTTTTCAAATTCTGCTTTTAGATCTTCTAGCGCATCTTCTAGGTCTTCAACACGATCTTCAACATCGCCTTCTTCACCTTCGTCTTCATCGCCTTCTTCGTCGTCCATACTCATACCTAAGTCGTTAGCTAAGTCGCCTGTCTGGTCCATTGGGCCCATATCGTCGTCTGCTTCGACTTCAAACTCGTCTAGGTCAAAGTTTTCTTCAACTTCTTCATCAGTTGTTTCATCTACTTCTTCGTCTGTAGCTTCTTCAACTTCTTCATCAGTTGTTTCTTCAACTTCTTCATCAGTTGTTTCTTCAACATCTGTTTCGTCTTCTAGTAAACCTTCGTAAATATCTCTTGATTTTTCTACCACAATCTCGTGGAATAACTCTTGTGCTGCCTCTTTGTCTTCGTTGACAAGAAGTTCTAGCATCTTTTCAAATTTGCTTGTGTCTGACATTTTTAAACTCCTATAAATGTTATGTTACACACAGATACCATAGATACGGCTCCTGTGTGGGGCTGTCATTATATATTTACTTAATAATCGAAAAAGTACGTGTAAATAGGCTCAAAATGAGCCATTTGGCAGGGAATTTAAGAAATTTTTTGGATTTCTTTAAATTCTTCAATAGTAATGTGTTCTAAATTAGGAATTTTTTTAAACTCTTTAGGAATAAAGGTCTCCTTGCCTAACACTCTTATATATCTCTTTTTATCAAATTTTTGGCAAGTAATACAGGTTTGTTTTAACCAATTTCCAAAATAAGTTGCTTTGTCTGAACTTTTCTTATAATTAGGAGTATCTGCATATATGTTGTTTACATTTTGTCCAATACCTTGGTAATCAAATCCTAAAATATAAATTTCATCATTATCGTGACCACTTGCTAACCATAGAGCAGTAGGACCCGAGCTCCATCCTTTTGAAGGATTGAAAAAATTAAAATCAGTAAATTTGTTGTATGCTTTATTTGGATTTGTCCAAACTGAATGTGTATGTTGATATCCTGCTTTGTTTATTTCAAGGATCATCTTGACATCAACTGCAACAAGATAATCTGGATCAAACTCTCTATAAAGAGCATTACATCCGTATATTTTACCTTGTGATTTTAATTGTGATAGGTCTAAATCTAAACGACTTGTGCCGTTGCCGACCACAAACGCTTGTTTTTTCAAAAATTAAACTCCGGCTGCTTCTGCGTTTGCTGCGATTCCATACATTTGTTTTATGAATTCTAGCTCTTTTTTCTTTTCTTCAATATGTAGTTCAGAAGCTTTACGGATTCTGTTGATTTGGCTAAGAGTGAGTCTTGTTTTTCTTGTGTCTGTTTTTTCAAGAGGTGACTGATCGTATTCAGGTTCGAAGCGTTTATCTTCTACTGACTGAACTGTTTCCGGATCGTGATAAAATAATTCTCTTAATATCATAATGTATTTATATAGTTTGCTCAGTTCCTGCTGCTGGAGTTCCTAAGTCTTGTCCTGTTGCTGTTTCTGGACCTTCTCCTGTGCCACCATCTTCGCTAGGTACATCAGCAGGTGCTTCGTCTTCTATATTTCCTAAGTCGCCGGATATCCCTGCAGAACTTATACCTGCATCTCTCATTTCTGCACTTGCATCTCCTGGTAGTGGATCAAGATTTTCAGCGTTTTCTTCTTGCCACAAACGTTCATTCTCAGCAAGCTCTTCGTCTGTCATTCCTAAAAATCTTTTGAGTGCAAAACGATTTGAAATATATGGAATTTGTGCCATTTGTGTATAAGTAGGCACACGAGCGTTATCAATCTCTGATTGACGATATGCAGCAAAGTTTTGTGGTGGTTGAAATTTTAAATCAAACATTGACACATCAACGTTGATTCCTTTTTCTAGTAGGTATCGTTTAAATTCTTGATCAAATTCTTCAATTACTAAGTTTTGCAAACGTTCACAGTAGGTATTAAAGCGTAACTCCTGGATATATGCTGTGCCCACACGTCCATCATTGTATTGTGCAGCTGAATCATCTGCTCCAGTTGGTAAGTACGAACTTGGGATACGTAAGCCGCGTACCAACTTATTAGTAAAGTATCTAAGGTCATCAATTTCTCCTAGGTTAGTGCCACCTGGAAGCGTTTCAACTTTAGAGCCCCTACCTTCTGCGGTCTGCGGGAAGAAGTAGTCTTCGTTGATTGATAGAGGATTGTATGATGAGTCTATGACATTCTGACCGCCCCCTGTTGACGATGGGATCCTTCTTTGATGGATTTCCGTCTTAA